GCGATGTTTTGCAGGGCTTGCATGGGGGCCAGCCCCATCTCATACCCCCACTGCACACACACCAGGATGTCCTGGGGCTTGCCTTGGTAGGCTTTGGGAACCATGCTGGAGCTGGCCAGCATATCGCTGAAGCGCATTGCTTCATCCAGGGTGGCGGGCGCAAAGCCCTGACGCAGTGTGATGTTGCTCATTTGGACTCCTTGATGGTGAGCGTGGATTGACGGATGGTGTAGGCATCGCGGGCTGGGGTGATCTTTTCGGGCTGGGGTTTGTAAGTCCGCACTGGCCAGGAGATGGTGTAGTTGCCAGCGGTGGCCTTGGTGGCGCTGCCCATGATTTCCTTCAGCTCTTTTTCAGCCAGGTCTTTGGTGACTTCGGCCTGTTTGATGACGGCCTGAGCATCCATGATTTTTTGGGCAAGGCGCTCGGCGTGGGAATCGAGTTTGATTGATTGGTCTTCAATCGGGTATGGCCCACGGCCATGGCTCCACCGCTCACCCTCTTGCGGCGAGTAATAGGCCACCTCGCCTGTCTGCTTCCAGTTATCCAGGCGGCCCTGAAAGTCGGTGCTGATGGCCGCGATCATGTCCACGGTATCGGGATGCGGCGCAAACAAGAAAATGCGGAGTTCCGTCCCTCGGTACAGGACGCAGACTGCGCCCCATTTGGCTTTCAGGATGTCCATCTGCCCCTGGAGCTGGATGGGGCCACGGTAGAGGGCTGGCATATCTTCAGGTGCAACGCTGGTGGCTTTGGCTTCCAGCACTCCGATGCCGTCAAGCATGATGGAGTCCTGGCCAATGACGTAGATGCCCTGGTCCGGGTCGGTGACCAGCACCTGGCCTGTGCCGACAGCGGAGCCATCCAGGCTGCAAGCAAGCGGGTATTCATCGCTGAAGAACGCCTCATCATGCTCGGTTTCCAGGTCTTTGAGCAGCAGGCGCTTGGCGGCTTCACGCAAGATTAGCGGCTCCAACTGGTTGCCCCAGTCCATGGATTCATTGCCGATGTCAGGGCGCTCCTGGCCTTGCAGGGCGCGGATGCTGTACTCCAGCTCATCGTTCGGGGTGCTGTACTTTGACAGCCCCATGACGCTGGGCAGGCGGCTGGCTGACAGCATGGTGTCAGGCGTGACTTTGTTGACCATGATTTTTTTCCTTTGTGAGTGTGTATTGGGCGATCTGCTTGCCGTTGGGCAAGGTGATGGTGCTGGTCTGGATGTTGTGGCCAGCCTTCCGCAGGTCGTTGATGCGGCTTGCGAGTCTGAAGCACCCAACCAGGTCGAGTGCATCCAGGGCAGTGAGAGGGCGCTCCTCAAGTAGCGCCAGGATATCTGCACACTGGCTCATTGGATGACCCCGGTCACCAGGCCAAGGATGACAATGGCCAGCAGGCCCAGGATGATCCTGTCTGGCAGGGCGTAGGGCATCGGCCTTGACTTGTCGTCAAAGATGTCCTGCACCCAGTCCTGGTCCGGGCTGTGGTGGTTTTTCTTGGGGGGTTGGTAAGCCCCGCCGATCTTGATTTTCCCTGTGTTGTAGGGTGTCATGCTGCCTCCATTCGGATGATGATGTTGCGAACCTGGCTGGCTTGCCAGGAGGTGTTGCCTCGGGCCGTCTTGATGCCACGGCTGGTGAGTGCTTGGGCGATGTCGCGCAGGGACTGGATGCCTGCCGACATGATGTCTTGAATGATGGGGTAGACCCGCTGGGCGAGGGCATCAGCGGAGGCTTTGACGGCCTCACAGCCAGCCTGAGAGAGGCTGGCCTGGTCGGTGCTACCCAGGCGCACGCCACGGGCCTTGGCGGCTTGCAGAGCGGCCTTGGTGCGGCGGGAGATTTCCTCGCGCTCATGCTGGGCGACCACCGCGCGGATGCCGAACTCAAGCGTTCCTGCATGGGGCATATCGGCGGCGACGATCTGCACGCCCGAGTCACGCAGGGTCAGCAGGAAAGCGGCCTGGCGGGAGAGGCGGTCAATTTTGGCGATCAGCAGGGCCGCGCCAGTGGCCTTGCACATGGCAATGGCGGCTTGGAGCTGGGGGCGCTCATCGATCTTGCCAGACTCGATCTCGGTGAATGAGTGGATGATGCCGTCAGCGTACTGTTTGACGGCGGCTTGCTGGGCTTCCAGGCCCAGGCCAGATGCGCCCTGGCGCTCGGTGGACACGCGGTAGTAAGCGATGTAGGTGGCCATTTTCAACTCCTGTATCTCGGTGGTCGTGGACAGCGGGATTGCTGACCGTGAGCGAATCTTAGCACAATCCGATATCGCATTAAGACTAGGTGCTTTCCCTGATATCTACTGGGTGGTAATATCGCCATGCTTGATATCTCAAGGAGGAAACCAATGGATAAAGCAAAACCTTTCTACTTTCGGTTGTCGGCCAGTGCGCGTGAGCTGTTGGATAAGGCGGCCACAGACATGAACATCAGTCGGGCAAAGGTGATTGACCTGTGCATCATTGAGCACTTGCGGAAGCAATACAGTGATGTGAACTCTAGGGTTGATCAGATGCTGGCTGGCAGCAAATGAAGCCAACCATATTGGCCATTGACCTTGGAACACGCACCGGCTGGGCGACAGCTCATCAGGGGTGCATTGCACATGGCTGGGCTGACTTCAAGCCTGGCAGGTTTGAGGGTGGTGGGATGCGCTATCTGCGCTTCAAACAGTGGCTCAACCAAATAAAAGCCAGCCTGGGTGACATCCATGTGGTGAGCTTTGAGGAGGTCAGGCGACACGCCAGCACCGACTCGGCTCATGTCTACGGTGGTCTGATGGCCACGCTGACAAGCTGGTGTGAGCATCACAACATCCCTTATTCAGGCGTGCCTGTTGGCACAATCAAGCGCCATTGCACTGGCAAGGGCAATGCAGGCAAGGCAGAGATGATTGCTGCCGTGCAGGCAAAGGGATATCCGATCACAGATGACAACGAGGCTGATGCATTGGCTTTGCTTTTCTTCACAATGGAGCAGAACCCATGATCTCAACCATCCTGACCCTGTTTGGCATCGCTATAGCGGTGCTGGTGATCATCATCCTGATTGTCATGGCCGTGGTCATCATGGCTGAGATGAAGCGATGAAGACATGGCTCATCAACCTGGTGCGCTGGTACTTCAAGCGCAAGCGGAGAACCGACCATGACAGACACTGAAGTGCTGATCTTTTGCATCTTGCTGGCTTATTGGCTTGGAGGCCTGCGATGAAGACAACCAGACACTATGTCGTGCTGATCCGCGATGAGGACGGCACGGTAATTGACCACCATGACGGTGATCCAGAGGTGCAGGCCCTGCGTCAGCAGATTGCTGACCTCAGAGAGCTTTTGGATGCTGTGCGCCGACTGGCGCTTGAACTCAATCAAGAGATATTGGAGAACAGATGAAGTGCCCCACCTGCGGAACATGGACAATCGTCAAAGAGACTCGCACCAAAGAGGAAGGCAAGATCAGGCGCTACGAATGCGCCAATCTGCACCGATTCTTGACCGTTGAAACTGTCAAGATCCCGCTCTATACCCAAGCAGTTCTGAAGGCCATCAACGCTGAGAAGCTGGTCAAGGCGAGAGCCGCACAGGCTCTAAAACGGCTCAAGCGCAATCCAAAGTCGTGATGGACACCTACAGTGAGGAGTGGCGCAGAGAGTGCGAGGCCAGGTGGGTGCTAAAGAACCTGCCAGTGGCCAACAAGCCACGCGCCAGGATCAGGAAGACCACCAGGCGCGAGTACATCGAGGCTGTGGAGCGCCAGCGTGGCAAGGAGGCCGCAGATCAACTGAAGGCCTATATTACAAAGCAATGGCAACTACAAAAGGAGCAGTGAAATGGACTATCAAAAGACATGGGATGCCTGCCTGATCAGGTGCTGGAGGAAAGACCTGGCCATTCGGGATGCTGTGGCCATGTACCAAAGCATCATTGGCCAAGAGCCTGAAGGTTTGTTGCGAATGCCTGCAGAAACAATGCCCAGGAAGATCAGAGTTCAGGTTTTCATGGACTCATACCTGCACAAGATCAGCGAGCGTCTGTGGGCGCAGGATGCGAGCAAGGATGTTGCCCTGCTCAATAAGCTCCAGGCCAGCAAGTACGACACCAGTGCCAAGCAGTGGCGATCCAATGCAGGAAACCAGCTCCAGAATGCCAAGAAGTCGATCAAGGCCAGCAAAGAAAAGTCTGAACTGGATATCTGGAAGTACAGCAGGCGCAACCATGCAACCGACTGGAACACCCACCAATGAGCCTGACAGACCATCAGATCTTCATGCTCAAGCACTTCGCTATGGGCTGGAAGTTCAAGCAGTACAACGACAAGCCAGGAAGCTGGAATACCTATTGGTCATTGCGCCGCAGGAACCTGATCAAGGCCGATAGCGTGGTCACTAAGCAGGGACGCGAGGTGTTAGCCAAAGAGCTTGAACTGCAGGCCATTAGACAAGCCAGGCGGGAGGCCAGGCGTGGACATGAATGAGCCAGTCGCATTCACCCTGCCCAAAAAGCCCAGGGTCAAGCAAAAGGACGCGCCACCAGACCAGCGAAAAGTGTCTGTAGTGCCACTCAAAGCCATCAATGACCCAGAGCTGTCAGACGCTGCACTGCGCTGTCTGATGCGGA